ACGAATCGACTGTTGATCCGGCGGACGGCGAAGCGTGGGCGCGAGCTAATCCGGCTTTGGGTATCAGAATCAAACCGGAATTCGTGGAAAGCGAACGCCAGTCGCTACCGGAACGAGTTTTTGCGGTTGAACGTTTGGGCGTTTGGTTGACTGGCGTTCAACAGTCAAAAATTGCTACCGATGAATGGGCGCGTTGCGGTTTTGATAACGCCGCCTGTCTACCGGACGATTTAGTTTTTGCTATGGATTTGCCGCCGGATCGCGGTTCGGTGGTTATTGCCGTGTCCGATGGTGAAACTGTAGAAATTGCGGAACAAACAAAGTTGGCTAATGCCGTCGAATGGATGGTTGAACGCTGGGAACGTTGGGAACCTCGGGCCGTTGTTATTGATGGCGCCGGCCCTTGCGCCAGTTTGATTCCTGACCTACAGGCCGCCGGCGTTCGCGTTGTTCTAACTGGTTCGCGCGATTTCTCTAATGCTTGCGTTCGGTTTTATGACGCCGTGCAGGCCGAAAAGGTTTCGCATCGTAAACAAGCGGTTTTGGACGCGGCGGTAGGTGCAGCTCGAACGCGTAAACTTGGTGATTCTTGGGCGTGGGCGCGTTCTAGTACGGCCCATGACATTTCGCCGTTGGTTGCCGTTTCGTTGGCTTTGTGGGGCGCTCAAGTAATCGAAGCGGCCGCAGAGGACGAAGATAAACCGAAAAGCCTTGTTGTCTACTAGGGGAGCACAAACGGAAGTTAGCGACGCGTTGAAACTTGTTGGCGCTAGTGCGTTAGTAATTGCCGCCTTTTTGGTGAATGCTGTTGTTGGTTGTTCAGTGTTAGGCGTTGTCCTGCTTGTTGCAGGTTGGCTATTAGAACGGAACTAATGAATGCCAATTTTTAGGTTTGGGAAACAGCAACAAGAAACAACCGAAACGCGTTCGGCGTCGTGGAACCTGTCTCAGTTTGCTTCCCCAGGGACCTACGCACTTGCCGACACTGGCCGCCTTGTTTCGACTGATCGAGCGTTACACGATGCCGCCGTTTACGCTTGCGTAGACCTAATCGCGTCATCGGTTGGAAGTCTCCCAGTTGACGTAGTGCAATCAGTCGGAAACGAACGCCGGCCAGTTACGCCAACGCCGTCATTGATTGCTAATCCGTCCGCTTTGGTTCCGTTGGACGTTTGGCTTTATCAATGCGCGTGGAGTATGGCTACCGACGGAAACGCCTGGGGACTTATTACCCAAACCGATAGTCGCGGCGTTCCAACAATGATCGAGCTACTTAACGCCGACGCCGTACAAAACCGCCGGCTTGTTGATGGCGTCCCTACCGTGGACGTAAACGGCGAAACGGTACAGCGTTACCCGTACGGCAAACTTTGGCACGCTCCCGGCAAAATGGTTCCGGCCGGTAGTTGGTTTGCAGTTGGGCCAATTCATTATGGCGCGACGGAAATCGATTCAAGTCTCGCCATTCAAAGTTACGCCGGCCGTTTCTATTCCGACGGCGCTCACCCTTCCGCAATCGTTTACACGGACCAGACAATTGATCCAGAGGACGCCGCAAAGGTTAAAGCGGCGTTTATGAAATCAGTTCACGGAAGCCGTGAACCGGCCGTATTTGGTAACGGTTGGAAATACGAAACAATCCAAAGTTCGCCAGAATCGGCGCAACTTGTCGAAGCTCAGCGAATGGTTGCCGTTCAAATTGCTCGACGTTGGTTGGTTCCCCCAGCAATGATCTACGCGGCAATGAGCGGCGAAAGCATTACTTACCAAAACGTGTCTCAATCAGATTTGCACTATTTGAAACACTCACTGGACCGTTACCTAGTGCGAATCGAAAAGGCGTTAGGCGCCCTACTGCCACGGCCACAAAGCGTGAAATTTAATCGGGACGCTTTGCTTCGTGCCGATACAACAACCCGCTACCAATCGCACGAAATAGCGCTACGCAACGGTTGGCGCACAATCAACGAAGTTAGAGCGCTAGAGGATGAACCGCCGCTAGTTGGCGCAGATTTGCCATTAACCGAAGGGGGCGTTTGATGCCTTGGGAAGTTGTCAAAAACGACGAAGCGTGCCCGTTGGAGCGCCCTTACGGCGTCCACGCCGCCGATGGCTCCCTAGAGGGTTGCCACACAACGGAAACCGAAGCGGAAGCGCAGGTAGCAAACCTTTACGCTATGGAAGCCGACGTAGAAGACGCACCAGCGATGGACGAAGAAATGTCATCGGCGCGTTCCGCTTATCCACGGGACAATCTGCTTCGAGCTTTGCAAATGCCAGAGTCCGCAAAAATTCAGGACACGCCTAACGGCATGACCTTGTTTGGACACTTTGCCGTGTTTAACGAATGGACACGCATTGATTCGGCATTTGAGGGAAATTTCATGGAACGCATCGCCCCAGGGGCGTTCGCTCAAACATTCTCGGATCGTGGCGCAAACGTTCGCGTTCTTTACGATCATGGGCGCGACCCGTCCGTAGGTAACAAACCGCTGGGCGTGCCTGTTGCGTTGAGTGAGGACGAACGCGGCGCGTTCTACGAAGTGGAACTATTTGATACCGCTTACGTCAACGAACTACGGCCGGCGCTAGCGGCCGGCCAGTTGGGTTCATCGTTCCGCTTTAGTGTCGTTGACGAGATGTGGCAACGGCCTACGATGCCAACAGCGGCAAACCCAGCAATGCTAGAAGAACGAACAATTACCGCCGTCGAACTGTTTGAATTTGGGCCAGTTACATTCCCGGCATACGAAGCGGCCACGGCCGGACTACGAAGCCGAACAGATGAATTTATGGAATCCCTAGCGGATCCAAATTTTGCAGTACGACTAGCGGACAGAATCGGAATTAGAGCCGCCCAACATCTTTTGGAATCAATGCCGGAACACTTCCGCAGCGAATCCGCCAGGCAAGACGGGGCGCCCAACGGGCAACCGGCTACCACAACAAGAAAACCAACCGAACAAGCCGGCCGCCTATTGGCTTCCGCTGTAACCGAGATCGCAAGGAGAAAGTAACAATGGAGTTTTTGACCGTACTTAAGTCAAAGCATGACGCTTTGGCCGCAGAGCGTGCAACGGCCCTAGAGGAAATGGAAGCCGCTACAGCGGTTGCAGTTTCTGAGGAACGTTCCGCCCTTACTACCGCAGAGGATGCAGCGTTTATCGTTGCCCGTAACAAGGTTGATGGTTTGGACTCTGAGCTTGCAGAAATTGCGGGCCGCATTGCCGAACTCGAGACAGTTGCCGCCCGTCAGGTTTCCGCCCGTCAGGTTCCCGAAACTTTCCAAATTATGGACCGTGCCGGAACTGCCGACGATGTAGACGCCAACGTTGCTCGACTGAGCGCCGGCGAAGCCCGTTCAATGGCTTTGGCAACCTTGGAGAAGAAAGACACACTGGGCCTTTCTTCGGAGCAGCTCGACAAGGTGGAGCGCCTTATCCGTTCCGGTTCTATGGACTTGCGCGGCGACCAGGTAGCACGGCGCCTGTTGCTCACTGAGTCCGACGCCTACCGTTCGGCATGGCAGAAAGTTATGACCCGTCCGAATGCGGTTCTTACCGCCGACGAGTCAAAAGCCATGAACGCACTCGACGAGTACCGTGCAGCGTCACTCACTGACACGGCCGGCGGTTTTGGTGTTCCGGTTCTTATTGATCCAACCGTGATCCTTACCGGGCAGCAGTCACTTAATCCGTTCCGTCAGATTGCAACCGTTAAGACGATCACTAACGACGAATGGCGTGGCGTTTCGTCGGCCGGCGTCACATGGTCGTTTGATGCGGAAGCTTCGGAAGTTTCCGACGATGCGCCAACCGTGGCCCAGCCCACAATTACGGCACACAAGGCAACCGGCTTTATTCCTTACTCAATTGAAATCGGCGGCGATTACGTCGGCTTTGCTAATGAGATGGCAATTCTGCTCGCGGCCGGCCTAGACGAGCTTGAAGCCTCAGCGTTTGCTACCGGCTCAGGTTCCGGCGCCCCATACGGCATCATTACCGCACTTGACGCAAATACAAACGTCGAAGTTGCTCTGACAACTGATGGCGCATTTGCGGCCGTGGACGTTCGTAAGGTTTGGGCAGCATTGCCAGACCGTGCGAAGGCCAACGCCACTTGGGTAATGTCCGCCGACGTTGCTAACGACATTTCCGCTTTCGGTTCGTCCTATGGTGCGGACTCGACGGTTGACCTGTCGGGAACTATCGACACCCTTAAGGGCCGTCCGGTAGTTATTTCTAGCTACTTCCCGGACTTCGCCGGCGCAACCGCAGCACAAAACATGCTTGTCGTGGGCGATTTCAGCAAGTATTACATCGTCGATCGCATCGGCCTTAGCGTTGAGCTAATCCCGCATCTGTTCGGCCTCACCAACAACCGGCCAACCGGACAGCGCGGTTGGTATGCCTACAAGCGAGTTGGCGCCGACTCAATCGACGACACGGCGTTCCGTTTGCTTCAGCAGACCTGACCTAACTAGGTCGGAATGACATAGTGTGGCGGCTAGTCCTTTGGGACTGGCCGCCACACTTGTTTAGAAGGGACAAAAAATGGATTACCTATTTGCTAAAGCAAACTGCGTTGTTGTTTGGAGCGACTTTAAAGTTGTTCTACAAACCGGCGAGGCGTGGCACGCTTCGGACCCGTTCGTAAAAGCAAACCCGCATTTATTCGCAGCAGCTCCAACAATCGTTAAAGGCCATCCGGCCGTGTCTAAGCCTGTTGAGTCCGCATCGGCGGAACCAGGCGAAAAGCGAACAACGCGGCGGACAAAGAATGCCTAAACAGCCTCGCACCACAAAACGCCAACCAAAGTTGGACGTAGCGCTTGCCTATCTTCATCCGAACAACGTTGGGCACAACTTCCACCAATCGCTAATGCAATTAGTAATGCGCGATTTCCAAATGGATGGCCGGCTAGGCCAATACTTGTCGATTCGTTCCGGTTCAGGTGGAATCGTTGAAGGCCGAAACAGCCTGGCGGAACAATTCCTAGAGTTGGACGACAACGTTGAATGGCTATTCATGGTTGACGCCGATATGGGTTTTGAACCTGACGCGCTCGACAGGTTGCTAGCGGCCGCCGATCCAACGGAACGGCCCGTAGTTGGCGGTTTGTGTTTCGCGTGGAAGGAACTACAACCGGACGGCCTCGGCGGTTACCACTGTGTAGCTCGACCAACCATTTTCGACTGGGTAGAACATGAGGATGGCGTAAAGCGGTTTACCGGAGTCGTTAACTATGAACGCGACGCAATGGTTCAATGTGCGGCCACTGGCACGGCGTTTATTCTCATGCACCGAACCGTTATTGAAGCGATTTGTGAAGCTAGCGGCGGCCGTCCGTATGACCGTTTGCGTGGTACTGACGGAAGCCTGTTAGGCGAGGACATTTCGGCTTGCGTTCGTATCGTTGCTAAAGGTTTCCCGATTTATGTCCATACGGGAATCGTTACGAATCACCTAAAGGAACTTTGGGTAGGTGAATCCATTTACGATCAGGAACGAATCATCGTTCAGGCCGTTTCAGCAATGAACGACGATGGGACCTGACGCCGCCCGTTATTTGTTGGCGGGCGCCGGCCAACGAGTCGCTAGGCCGTTCAATCTTCGTTGGTTGTTGACGGCGGTTTGTGGCGATGACGTTTCGCTATGGCGCCTCGTTTGGTTGTTGTCGTGGCCGTTAGCGGCC